GGCGTTGGAGAACACACATGGGTAACGAACAGAACGCGCTGGAGGCCATTGCCAAGGCGCTGCAATCCCCGCTGCCGGACGCGATCGCCAAGGCGTTCACGTCCCCGTCCAGCCCCACCACGGGTCTTGCCGAGTACAACCTCGAACAGGGCGCGCGGCTGCTGTACCCGATCACCACGATCTTCCGCAACGAAATCCCGCGCGAAGTCGGACAGGCCGGCATCCAGGCCAACTGGCGCGCGATCACCGCGGTCAACCCGAACGGCGAATCGATCGGCGTGTCCGAAGGCAACCGCGGCGGCTACAACAGCTACACCGAAGTCGACCGCTTCGCGAAGTTCGTCGAGCTGGGTCTCGAAGACTACGTGACGTGGAAGGCCGAGCGTGCGGCGGGCAACTTCCAGAACCTGGACGAGTTGGCCACGCAGATGCTGCTGCAGGCCACGATGGAAGCCGAGGAACGCGTGATCCTGGGCGGCAACGCCACGACCGGCTTGGGCGTCACCCCAACCCCGACCGTGACCGTTTCCGGCACCGGCGGCACGATTCCTGCTGCCTCCAACCTGCTGACCTGCGTCGCCTTGACCCTGAAGGGCGCGCAGTTGTCGAGCGTCGGTAACGGCGTGAAACTGCCGTACACCCGCACCAACGCGGACGGGTCGACCGACAGCATCACCGGGTTCTCGGCGCAGCCTTCCGCCGGCGCCGCGGCGACCACCAGCGGCAGCACGTCCAGCCTCACCGCGTCCATCGCGGCGGTGAAAGGTGCGTTCGCCTACGCGTGGTTCCTTGGTGTCTCGGGCTCGCAGAAACTGGCCGCGATCACCAACACTGCGAGCGTGAGCCTCACTGCGGCCGCAGCGGGTAACCAGAACCTGACGGCGCTCCCGGCGTCCGATGCGTCCACCGATCCGCTGGTGTTCGACGGCTTGATCGCGCAGGCGGTGGCGGCCGGCTCCGGCGCGTACTTCCACGATGCCGGCGGCAATGCGCTGACCAGCACGGGTTCCGGCACGGGCGGTATCGCCGAGATCGATGCCGCGATCGAAGCGTTCTACACGAACTACCGGATGATCCCGACCGACATCACCATCTCGGGCGCGGACCAGAAGGCGATCAAGAACCTGATCCTCTCGGGCAACACCAACGCGGCGCCGTTCTTCCAGGACTCGGAAGGCAACGTTCGCGCCGGTGCACGGGTGCGCACCTACACCAATCCGATCGGCTACGGTCCATCCGACCTGAACCTGCGGGTGCATCCGTTCCTGCCGCAGGGCACGCTGCTGTTCACCACCAAGCAGGTGCCGTACCCGCTGTCGAACGTGCGCCAGATCATGAAGATGAATCTGCGTCGCGACTACTACTCGATCCTGTGGCCGCTGCGTAGCCGCAAGTACGAGTACGGCGTGTATTTCGACGGCGTGCTGCAGCACTACTTCCCGGCGTCGATGGGCATTCTCACCAACTTCGCGTCGGCGTAATCGACTCCTGGTCGAGGCCTTGAGGGGCGGCGCAAGTCGCCCCTCTATCTTGGAGGAATGGACATGGTGAAGCTGAAAGGCCCGAAAGACGCCGCAAGCGTGACGTTCGAAGGGCACGAATATCAGGTGAAGAACGGCGTCGTGGAAGTGCCGGACGCGGCGGTCGCGCTGCTGACCGGCGGCAAACACGGCTGGACCGTTGAAAAGCCCGAGAAGTCCGGCAAATGAGCCCGCTTTGCAGCATCGAGGATGTGAAGCTGTATTTCAGCATCACCTCGTCGAGCGAAGATTCCGTGTTGACCGCGCTGATCGCGGCGGCATCGGCGGACATCGAACAGTATTGCAACCGCACGTTCGCGCAGGCCGCTTACACCGAGACGCGCAACGGCAATGGCGGCGACCGCATCGGCGTGCGCCAGTGGCCGATCGTGAGCGTGCAGTCGGTGACTGTAGACGGCTTGATCGTGCCGCTTGCTGCGAATGCGGTCAGCGATGGCGTGGTGTTCTCCGACGATGCTATCTACATCCGCAATCGTGGCCGGCCCGGGTATCCGTCCGCCCCGTGGTGCTTCGCGCGCGGCGTGCAGAACGTCGTGCTGCAGTACACCGCGGGTTACCAGACGATCCCGGCCGACCTCAACCAGGCATGCGTCGAATTCGTGGGCTGGAAGCGCGCCAAGCGCAGCCGCATCGACAAGAAAAACGAGACGCTCGGCAGCCAGCAGACACAGGGTTACGACCTTTCCGAAGCCCCGGCATCCGTGCTTGCCGCGCTGCGTTCCTACCGCTTGCCGATGATCCCGCCGTGATCGCCTACCAGATCATCGGATCCGAACGCGTGATCCAAATGCTTGCGGGCGTGCCTGAAAAGACCACCGCGGCGGCCAAGACGGCGCTGGGCCGGTGGAGCACGGAGCTTGCCGGATACATCAAGGCATCGAAGCTCTCTGGCAATCCGTTGCATCGCCGGAGCGGTGCGCTGTCGGCATCCGTGCACCCCTACACCGCCGAAACCTCGAACAGCGAGAGCGGCGGGGCGCGCGCAGGGTCGAACATTCCCTACGCGGCCATCCAAGAGTTCGGCGGCACGATCCCGGCGCACCAGGTGGTGGCCACGAACGCGAAGGCATTGTGCTTCACCGTCGACGGCGTGCGCCGGTTCGCGAAGTCCGTGCAGATACCCGCGATCCACATGCCGGAACGCAGTTACATGCGCTCGGCCTTCGATGAAAAGGCCCCGCAAGGCATCGACATGGTGCGCGCGGCGGTCAAGGCGGCGATCGCGACATGAGCCGGGCGACGCGAGAACAGGTATTTGCGGCGCTATTTGACCAGCTCAAGACGCTGCCGGGGTTGGCAACTTGCGACAGGCGGTTGAAGAGCATCCAGGATATTCCGGACGAAGGATTCCCGGCTGCGTATCAGATGCAGGGCAATCAAAAGCTGACGTATGAGGGAACCACTCCGCCGCTCAATACATGGCCGGCATCGTGGATTCTGTGCGTTCGTGAGCCAGACCAGTCGCAGCCCCCGAGTACCAAGTTGAACCAGATCATTGACGCCGCGTGCGCAGTGATCCAACCGCAACCGGCGGCACTCACCAAGAACACGCTGGGCGGCTTGGTGGAGTACGTCGCGATCGAAGGCGATATCGAGATTTTCGAGGGCGTCCTGGGCGACCGGGCGCTGGCCATCCTGCCGCTCAAGATCGTGCTGGGCGGATTCTGACCAAGGAACGAACATGAAAGACAACGAAGTTGCAACCGCGCCGGCGAAAGCCGGTTTTTCTTCGCCCGCGAAACCCGTCACGGCCGTCGAGGCCGTCGAGGCGTGGTACGCGCGCCACTTCCACCGCGCAGCCCTTGAAGGCCGCGCACCCATTTCCACCGCCGACAAAGCCGATCTCGTGCAGGCCATTGCGGCATCCACCCAAGCGCAGGAGTAAACCGTCATGAGCGGCATCAATCAATTGGGCACCTTTGGCTCGGGCATCTTGTACGCGACGCCTCCTGGTGCGAATGCAACTCCCGTGCAGTTCGGCGCATTGCAGGATGCGAGCGTTGACCTGTCGCGTTCCACCAAGTCCCTGTACGGCCAGTTCCAGCAGCCGTTGGCGATCGGCGGCGGCGAGTTGAAGGCCACCGGCAAGGCCAAGATGGGCTACGTCAACGCCGCGATCTATTCGGATCTGTTCTACGGCGTGTCGCGCGCAACGGGCACCGTCCTGCTGGCGGCCAATGAACCGGGCACGGTTCCGGCTTCAACGCCTTGGACGGTCACCACGACCAATTCCGCGACGTGGACCAAGGACCTTGGCGTCACCTATGCCGGCGGCGGCATCCTGACGCGGGTTGCGTCGACGCCAAGCGCTGGCCAGTACAGCGTTGCGTCGGGCGTCTACACCTTCTCCACTGCCGATGCCAGTGCGGCCGTGCTGATCAGCTACGAGTACACCAGCGCCAGCACCGGCACCACGATTTCCGTGGGCACCGTGTTGCAGGGCGTGCAGCCGATCATCACGATCGACCTGTTCCGCGGCTTCAACGGCACCGGTGAGCGGCATCGGTTCTGGGCGGCCGTGTGCTCGAAGCTCTCGCTGCCGACCAAACTCGCGGACTTCGCGATCTCCGAGTTCGACTTCGAGTGTTTCACCGACTCGGCGGGCCGCTTCCACGACATCTACACGGACTGATCGCATGATTCCCGGAACTGTCGTCAACATCGGAGGCACCAATTACACGGTGCCTCCGTTCAACATCGCCATGTGGGAGCGTCCGGAGTTCAACACCGAAGGCGATCCGCAGGAAACCCCAGCCAACCTCTTGCGGCGCATCGGGCCTGCACTGCTGGACAACCTGGCGCGCAATTACCCCGACATCGATAAGGCGGCCATGCTTGCCGACCTTGACCTGCCGACGCTGGTGGAGCTTCGGGGGGCCGCCACGACCGTGCGGCATGCACCCGTAAACCCTCCGAACGCGCCGGCGTAACGGAC